TGGGAGTCTACTCTGATGAGTAAACGTCCCGGTGGGGCCACTTTAGATTGTACAATCCAGGCGGTTTTGGAGCCGCTGAAATGTAGGGTCATCTCTAAAGGGGACAGTCTTCCGTATTATATGGCTAAGCCATTACAGAAGGCTCTTTGGGGATCCCTCCAAACTCTTCCTTGTTTCGTCCTCACTGGACGTCCTTTTGAAAAGGAGGACCTATACCCGTTGCGGGGGGGTCCTGATGAGGAATGGTTTTCGGTTGATTATTCTGCGGCAACTGATAAGTTGTCATGGAAGTATTCGAGAAAGATACTCAATAACCTTATAAAGGGTTTGAGTTTTGATCAGTGTCGGTTGGCCCATCAAGTTTTGGGCCCTCATAACCTTCACTATCCTGATCCTAACAACCCCGGAGCACCTCCTACCTGTAAAGGTCGGATGAAGTCTGGTCAGTTGATGGGTTCTGTTCTTTCTTTTCCGATACTCTGCCTAGCTAACCTTGGGGTTTACCTTCGTGTAACCCAGGCTTGTCAGGGACATCTTAGTCCCGAGGACCGCTTAAAGAGGGTTATCATCAATGGTGATGACATGCTCTATTGCGCTCCCCGGTTCTTTTGGGAAAAACATATTGCCGTTAGCGGTGCTGTTGGTCTCAAGATGTCGGTTGGTAAGTCCTATGTCCATCCTGTATATGCCAATGTTAATTCAGTGTCATGTCAGATGGATCTTCGACGTCCCAACAGTGTCGTTACCAGGATTGATTTTTTAAATTCTGGTCTTTTCCTTGGTCAGCACAAAGTTCAAGGTGCTAGTGATGACTCTAATCATCATGATGCCAAGGGATCAACCGGCTTTATCGACATTATTCCAGAGATCCTTAAGGGATCTCTTCCTGGAATGGAGAAAAGTCTTTTGAAGGCTTATATGAATCTCCACAAAGATGAGTTCTTTGATGAATCCGTCTTTGTATGTGATAGAGGACGTTATCAGAGATCCTGGCTTCGTTCTGTTTCTTGCCGAAATCTCTTTCTCCCTCGGGAGATTGGAGGTCTCGGTATCCAGAAGATACCCGGAATGAGGTATGCAGTTACACGTACTCAAAAGATGTTAGCATCGTACCTGTTTCAGACCTCATATCTCCGATATTGCCCTGTGGATTATGAAAATGGTACCCAGGACCGTTCTAGAGTTGTTATCGAGACGAACTTGCGTCCGACTGACCACTCTCGTCCTGAGTATCCCCTCGGGTTTGATCTCTGTGAGATTGAACCCGATGAGCCAGTTATCATGGTCCCTTGGCATACTCGTCAAACCTCTCGGGTTGATCTCATCTGTGATTATAAGTTTGGTAACTTTTATCGCTCTGAGTTCCCCGAGGAGCAGCAACATCTTTGGATGAAGCTGAGACTGCTGTTTCAGAATATCCGTCATGGTTTTTCTGTCCGTGCAGTTGGAGGTGCTATGGCTGCCTAATGTGTCTGGTCCTGGAAAGACGTTAAACTTAGCCATGGGGTTGTGTACACTTGAGCCAAAACGTTGGATGTTCTTAAATCCGTAAAATTGTCGTAGCTAAATGTATAGACTTTGATCCTTTATGTCGCTTATTAAACGGTCACTGATGTGAATTAGGAACGGGTGAAATGTCCGTATAGAACTTCGAAAGTACTCCCTCTTCACACATCCGCGAATCGCGATGAACGGCTTCCTCAATGAGTTGTCCGCCTTGAAAGATCACTGTCTTCCTACTAAATGCCGAGAGACTGCAACGGCTGCCCTCCTCTGATATGGTGCTGGTTAATTCCTCATCTCCTTAAAGTGAACGAAAAGCAGGTTAGTTCTCATATCATAAGGGTTGTACACGATGAACAGTCCCACAAGTCCAGTGGGATCCCATACATGGACACAAAGCAACGTCTACAGCGCAAGGCTACCGCTAAGAGTAGTAGCCCACTTCCTAAGGCACTGGTTAAACCCAGAGTGAAGAGTATAACTCTTCCACGTATGTCTCCCCAGATTGGCGCTCCTACTGCGATTGCGCAAAAGCAAACATCTCGGGAACCCCGTATTATTCAAAGGAATAAACGGATGACCACCATTGCTCATCGTGAGCTGATCCAAACAGTGAATGGCTCAATCGCATTCACTGCTCTGAAGTTCCCTTTGAACCCGGGTATAGCGTTAACGTTTCCCTGGTTGTCAACTCAGGCTCAGCTTTGGGAGTTATACCACTTCAGGAAACTGAAGTTTGAGTATATAACCCGTACCGCTTCAACAACGGTCGGCTCTGTGCTTCTTATGCCGGATTATGATCCCGAAGATGCACCTCCCACGACTGAAGCTATTGCTTCAGCTCACGAGGACACGGTTGAGGACGTTTGTTGGCGTTCTCTTACATGTCCCTTGGATCCCCTTGCCATGAACCCCTTCGGGGGCGTAGCTGCTCGGCGTTACGTGCGTGCGTTCGCGCAGGCGGGTGACGTCGCTACTTTCGATTCTGGAAATTTCTACTTTTGCAGTGTAGAACAGATCGGGGCTGCGGCCATTGGTAA